TGGCAACCTCTTCAACGCACAATTCCATATATGACTCCGAAGGACGAGATCCCTCACATCATCAAAACGATTATCACAAGCTCTTGCCCGTTGATTTTCGTCTGTCCTATCGTTGATAGGTCGCTCCCCCAAATTCGAGAGAGCGATGTTACAGATATCGGTTTCGGAAGCCATAATCAGTCAACCGTGTAGAATACAGCCACTTTAATCGTTCCCGAATAAGCGGCAGTTCCAACAGTAACAATAATATCGGTTGCTGAAGTATACTCATGACCAAATGAGTCTATCCCTGCTCCACTCATTCCTCCGTCTAAGGTGACAGCACCATGAGTATCACTTACTTTGGGATACATAGCTGACACTTTGTTTGCCGCATTCATTTTTAATGCAGAAACAAAACGTGCCGCACTTCCAGAATCACCTACTGCTAATGTAGATGTTGTAGAACCGCTTGCATCAGCTACAAGGATTACTTGCCATACACGACTTCCTTTCGGCATTCGTGCAACAGCAATTGTTTTAGCGGCCGCAATTGCGGATGCTTCATACGAGTCATACTGGACACGCATTCGACCTCCATGTTCTGCAACAGCCGCCATTTCTTTAGGAGTATTCTGATCGAACTTCGTAAAGTTCACTCCGTAATAATCAGCCATAATTCAATCCGTGATTATAGGTTAAGAAGCCGCAGTGACAGCACCCTGCTTACAGTTGATCTGGATTACACGCTCTTCTTCAAGACGAGTAGCACCAAGAGTCATTCTGTAGTAGATGTACTGACTGAATCGTTTATCAGGACGTTCTGTGATCCTGGCAACAATATCTTCCCAGATACAAAGACCAACACCCCTTCTGTGGAATGCGAGAACTTTGTCACAAGTAATACCGTTATCAGTTTCAGTCCCAATTCTTTCGGTTCTAATGATGTTGAATCCCATGTACTGATTCAGATCACCAGCAACCAACGCACGGATTTGGTTATAGTCGGCTGAATTTACTTTCGTAGATGTCAGCAACCATCCCAATTGTTGGGCATTAACCACTAAGAAAAGATTGGAGTTGCCGTTGATATCGTAATCATCGGCATCTGCCGCACCTAAAATCTTTCGTGCATGAATCAATTTACCAACCGTTAAAGGCTGATCTACACCAGTGTTTTCCCCATCAACAGCAAACTGGTTTGTTTCAGGAGAAATAACCTGAGATGCAGTGTTATATGCTCCAAGAGTCGCATAACTAGATCCACCTGATTTGCCATAAGTTGAGGTTCCTGTGATTGCCGCAATGATTTCATCATCCATCGCACGTCCCATTGCCATAGCGGCATTGACGGAATATGCAGATGCAGGATCAATCAAAGTCCGCAAGCGGTCAGGATTGTCGATGAGATCTCCCCAATCGTAATCCACTGGCACGACTCTACGTCTGTCATGTGGAGTATCGATCTGCGGTGAATCACCATGACGTGATGTTACTTTCTGGGCATCGGTAGCTGAAACACGGTCCATATAGACTTCTTCACCTACCTTGCCAGCTTCCAGGGTTACGGCTCCACGAAGCCTGGACCCCATCTGCTGAACAAGCAGTTGCACATTTGCGCTGTACTGCTTTACAAACGAAGTTGTAATTTGAGTAGACATATTAATCCGTAATAAATTGTTAAAAAAATCAACAACATACGGATTGTCTACTAAAGGTAGGTCCGCTACGTAACTGGTAGCTTCAGGCCCCGAATGGGGTTATCTGATCAAGCAAGTGCGTTGTGAAGCCTTTGCATTTCCTGAACGGCTTGAGCATGATTCGGATGCGCTCCGTCAAGGTACGCAGATCTGAATTCTTTATCAGCCATTTTGGAATCAATGGATTCTTGTGCATGAACTGGTGTCATGCCTCCAATCGCACCTCTTGTTCCAGGCAGGACGTTATCTTCTGATAAGACCTGACCAATCCTGGAAAATGTTTTAAGCATTTCAGGATGATTACTCAGTCCTGTTTCTCTTAAAACGTCCATTAACTCTTCAGATGCAAAATCGGTAAATGCCCTACGGGCAAGTTCAGCATTCTTGTTGAAGGAATCTCCCCATTCTTTTTGAATGTTTTGGAGATATTCAACATTCATCTGCTCGAATTGTTCATCTTCTTGAGCTAAATCATTTTCGGAAATCTGGTTATAGATCCCCAACATTGCTTTTGCTTGGTCATTGGTGAGTCCTAATTGATGTGCCACATTCTTAAAATCTGACACGTCATCGGATTGTTCTCCGTCACCTAGCTCAAAGTCATATCCGTCTGGAGCATTAGGTCTTCCTAAACGCTCATAAACGGCATCCCAACCTTCTGAATCATCTTCTTTAGGAAGCTGAAGCATCTTGTCTGGATCTGCTCCAATCATCTTTCTGGCATGAACATAAGACTTTGCCAGCTTATCTACAGAGTCAAAGCTCTGAAGGGATGGCTCACCTCTTAGATCATCAGGTAAAATACCTGGATCAAATGCCAAAGGATTGGATGTTTGTACTCCTAGAGAACCATCTAAGAGTGACGATTGCCCTGCACTGGGTTCGGCCGAAGGAGCCCCGTCAGTTAAGATCGAAGGACTGCTCTCGGTTGTCGGTGCTGATTCTTCCATAAATCTCTGCTTGTTCTTCCATTAACTCATTCGGGGATTTCTGTAGATTGTGCATAATTGCTAATACTACTGCCCGTCTCCCCTCGTTAAACGACATCTCAGACGGATCTGAAGATTGAGTCGTGTTAAAGACGTAATTGTGTCTCATAATATCATGCAGAACTTCCTGTCCTGCTTCTGAATTAAAAACCTCTTTATATAAGGCTCTTCTCCGCTTTTCCTTGTCAAAAATCATACGGGCTCTCCTGCATTGATTAATGCCGCTTCCGCAGAAGCTCTGTTGGATTCTGCCTTAGACAAAGATTCTTCTGTTTGTGCCATTGCCATTTGCTGTTGCATCATTTGCTGTTCTTGCATCATTTGTTGCTCTTGCATCATTTCCGTTTGAAGTTCTTCTTCGGTTTTTAAAACTGATGGAGGAACTCTCAATATTTCTGCACCCAGTTCTGCAAGTTTACCCGTGTTAAATCGTCTGATGACATTTGGATCAATCTGAGCAAATGGAACCATAAACTGCATCAGTTGAGATACCGAAGAAAGCTCACCAGATCTCATTGCAACAGAAACAGGATTCTGGTATTCCAGTTTCATCTGCTGTTGCATAAGTGCTGGGGGAGGAGGTGGAAGAAGACCTCCTCGACTGAGGACGGACATGGTTCGCTCAATCATGGGCCCCAGCATTTCGATTTCCTGTCTCGAAACAATAGGCCCAAGAATCGATAACCGATCTCTTTGACGTGCGGCAATTTCGGTTGCAGTAAACCGCATCACATCTCCGTCTTCAGCCGTAGGTCCAGGAAGCTCCAACATATCTAGATAAAAGGATTGCTGTATAGATTGACGAACCTTTGCCATTTTGGCTTCTGCGTAGTCAATCCGTTGCGGAGTTGGCATCGGAACGATCCTGTCATCTTTGGTCATTCCTGCACGGAAATAATTGATCCCTCCAGGTGTCGTTCTGATCGGTGAGATAAATCCGTCATCAGGAACCATTAACGGAGGATCAACTGATTTCTGTAATGCTTTTAGAAAGGTTTTTTCCATTTCATTAAGCATTCGGATATCTGAAAGAGCCTCGTTTCCAGGTCCACGTCCGTAGGTTTCCATGGAATTCCGATCCCATCTGGAACATATAAAAGGCTGTTCGTTGAATCCTCGGATCGACAAGATCTTATTTTCCGATCTCAACCAAAAAATAGAGACATAAGGCATCTGCAACGGAACAGGCAGATTCAAGTGTTTTGAGGGTTTAATGATGTTGATGCACTCAAAACGCTTAAACGCATTGTTCTTTTCTAATGCATTTAAAACCGATTCTGGCAATGGATCAGGACCAAAGGCATCCAGTAGCTCTTTTGCCGTATGCTCGTATAGTCGATAGAGGGTGTCTACACGGCCTAAATCGTTGATTGCTAGGTAACAATCGTACAGAGGAATTGTAAGGTAATATGGCCCTTCTCCTGGTCTGTCCAAGATCATCATGACCCCTGTTCCAAACGCTCCAAGATCCTGCATGTATTCATGGATCGCAGGATGGAAATTCGTAGAGGGTCTGTTGAAATTATCCTGGATATGAAGCTGGGCTTGCTCCAACCACAAAGCAATATCTCTGTCTTTAGAAGCCTGTCGGTTTTGAGTGGAAATGATAAACCAAGGAATCGTAGACGGGACCAACATATTGTGAAGTCCCGATGCAAAACGGGTCAGCGATCTGACAGGAGTTGAATCAAAGATTCGGGATCGCCTGTTTTCTCCTTTAGCACGGTGGGTATTGAAATCAGCCCGTGCAGGAATCGTCAGTTCTCCAATATCCTGCCACATGGATTCCCAGTTGTGGCGTTGGTCCTGGAGAGCCCCGAATTCTGCTTTCAGATGTTCAATCAGCTTTTCTTCAAGCTGTTGCTGGTCAATATCCTGTTGCTCCACGTCCACCTGTTCGGATTGTGCTACGTTTACCCATTTTGTTTTGTAATGCTCGTCTACGCATCGCACGTTGCTGTGCTATTCTTGCTTCTTCTTCAGGATCACCTTCGGTTAAATCGTTCATTGTATCATCAGTAACAGAAGATCCGTCTCCTGGGTCATCAGGCATTGTAGGTTCATCGGTTTCACCTCCTCCTGAACCTTTTTTATCAAATTGTGCCATTCCAAGACGATCATCCATCCAACCACCTCCACCCCATGCTTCATTAAATTCTTTCATTGAAGCATTTACATCTCTTGAAAGTCCTCCCAAGCCTGTTCGGTCAGCCCATGCTCCACCTTCGAAGCCTTCCATTCCTGCTCCAAATTCTGCTTTACCTAAACGGTTTTTCCAGTTATCGCCACCCCAAGCAGAGTCAAAATCAAAGCTATCGCCTTGTCTCAAATTGCATCCTGCCATATCAATCCTCTTTTAAACTTTTGGTAAATAGGTAAAGATCGTCTGTTTCTTTGTAGAATCCGACACGATCCATTAATTTGAAATAAGGACTATTGATGTTGCAGGGCATCATATAATTCCTGACTCCTTTATCTCTCAGCATTGCTTCCATTGTGGTCAACACCATCATGGATTCGATATTGGTAATTCCATCTTCTTTGGCAGTTGACATCCACCAGTTGACACAAGGGACATAGGTTGAAAATGCACCAACAATCTCCCCTTTTCTCATTACTGCATGGGTTGGATTGGTAATTCCGTCTTCATCCAACTCTGCCGCATCCAAAACTGCTTTGAAAAACTCTTCATTGTCGATTGGAACAATCCTTATGTGATCTCTTGCCATTACAGATATGATCCTGCACCAGCACGGGCTTGTTTAAACCTCTTGGATTTAATTTCCTGACCCATTCCAAGTCGCTCGAACTTTTTAATCCGTCCTACCAGTTTGGTGTAATCTGCTGTAGTCGTATCAAATCGTTCTTTTGCAGAAGTAAAGATTCCTTCTTTTTCTCTAAAGATCTTTTCTGCGGCTCCTGCTTCGGTTTGTTCTTGAGCAAGTTGGCTTCGTGTAGGATCAAGCGCAGTGTTGTAATCCTTGAATTCTTGACTTGCTCCAAAATTTTCAACGGCTGTCTCCTTGCCAGAAAAATCTCTAGTTCTTCCTGTCAAAAACCCAATATCTTTTTCAACATCACTAAATCCCAAATCATCATGCAGTTGTTTTAATCTGCTTTTGGTATCTGTAAATTTACTCGTTACGTCTTCACTCCACTTAGCCGTAGCATCCCAATAATCAAATTTAAATGGACCCCAGCCACCAGTTCGTGTTTTACCTTGACGGGCTTTTGAAGCTTTGCCTCCACTAAAAGATATATTAGAAGTATCAAAACCTAATTCTCTGGCATGACGTTGAACCAGAGAATCATGAACCATCTCTCCTTTATATTTTTGGCCTGAAAAATAAGCATCCAAAATCCCTGCTGATGTACTTGCTTGCTTCCATTTTCCAGTTCCTTCTTTTGCTTGCTGTAATTTATTTCTTAGATTGCTTCCAAAGCCTGTGACATTACCGCTTCCTGCAAACTGGGATAAATTATCGATGTTGTATTTTTTCCCTATTGCATCAAGTCTCTGGCCTGTTCCTGTTTGACCAAACGTCTTCAACCCTGCTGTTTTAGCCTCATCAAACGCAGTCTGGGCTCCAGCAATATCACCAAATTCTTTCTTGTAGGATGCATGTGCCGCTTCCGTATCACTAAATGCAGAGCCCATTG